AATCTACTATATGTTTGAAACATTTTGGAACATGAAAGGGGAATAACATGGAAGTAAAAGTATTTAATAGTTTAGTAAACGCACAAGAGGTAGAGAGTGAGCTTAAAGTTTTCCTAAAAACTAATAGAGATATTATTATTAGGCATCTAGCACAAACAGAAACAAGTACTGCTTCAGATGGGTCAGAAGGATTAGACGGGTTCTATAGTTTCACTATTACTTTATTTTATGTAGCACAACATTAAAAAAAATGCGAGGAAGAAAGAAATGCTTTGTAGCATAATGGTGATGCAGCTCCCTGTTAAGGAGAAGATTCTTGGTTCGAGTCCAGGCAAAGCAGCCAAGTATGTAGGCTTGTACTTCAATGGTAGAAGAGGGGACCGATAATCCTCCAATGTAAGTTCAATTCTTGCCGAGCCTACCAATAATAGTCTGTGGCGGAATAGGTAGACGCTTTGGCAGTTAAGGGGGAACATAGAATTGACTATGAACTGTCGTAATCCACCCCTATGTAAGGTGACGCATCCCTAGAACAAAACTAGAGCGTGGTGGTGAGTACCCATCTCAGGGCAAATCCTTACCAGACTACAAATAATTAATGCGGAGTACAGTAATGGTTAACTGGCAAGTCTCATAAGCTTGTGCTTCGGCTTAGGGGTTCGAGTCCCCTCAACAAATACTGTGGGTAGGCTAGTCAGGCTTGAGTCACTCGGTTTGGAACCGAGAGCACGGTGGTTCGAATCCACCCCTACAGATTAATAATAGGTGGTGTAGCGAAACCCTGTGGCTTTACTGGTGGAGTGCAGGGATAGAGTAGGTGCCCAATGCTCTGTAGTGAAACCGTGAACCTCACCAGTCACTTAATTAAGAAAGGGAAAATATGAAAGCTATATACATTAATGATATAACAGAACACAAAACATACTTGCCTTTCTCAGTAAAAGAAGTTGGAGAATTAAATTATATGTGGGTGTGTGATGCAGATGAAGAAATTAGATATCCTCTTTATGCACCTTTTATTGATGATGATTGGAAGTTTATAATTTAATAATACTTAGCACACACGGACAAGGCTTAGGCAAGTAATATTCTAGTTAAATGGTGCATCTCGAGTAGCCAGCATCACCCTAGATAAACCTTGGTGGGAAGCGAGTGGTGATGTGCTAGGTTAAATACAGCGTGGCAAATTGTGGGAAATCTACCCATGACCTCTAGATAGTGGGTAACAATCTGGTTCGAATCCAGACCACGCTTAAATAACATACTCACTAAGCCTCTTAACAATGCTCAAATAGGTGAGTCTTTTGAAAATCCGAATATGGTTGAGTGGTGAAAGATAGACACGGAGTAGTTTTGGATAGCCCGAATCCCCTTGTGGTTAAGACTACCGAAACGAATCAGAGAATCGAAAAGCCAGTAATGGTATCAGGGTGCTTCCACAATATAGCCGTATGTCTCTGGTGTAGGTATCGAATCCTACCTCAACCTATGTTCGGTATATGAAACATGTGTTCACAAATGAGAACGAAGGGGAAAAATATGTATAAGATAAAAGTATATGTTAAACATGGGTACTTTCAATATGAAGTTGATACTATGGAAAGAGCTTTAGCACATGGTCATGCGATTACAGACTCACAAGTCTATAGAAGATATGATGGTAATGGGGGTGTTGAGTTTTATAAACCTTATAAAGTAAAAGTAGTGGGTGAGAATTTAGAATCAGAGTATCCAGACGAATTTAAAAGAACCTAAGGAGAAGTTATGACTAAAAAACAAATAGAACGAGAAGAAGGTTTATGTATTATGGCATGTGAATTATTCTCAATTTTATGGGCAGAAGAAGAACATTTTTTGGCTTATGATTTATCAGAAGACTATCATTTTTATTTAGGAATGCTATGATAGTGTAAACGGCTAAGGAAGACCGCCAAGACTGTAAATCTTGTTACCTTTTGGTATCGAGTGGGTTCGATTCCCTCCACTATCACCATAACACTGGGGTGTTGCCTATTGGGAAGGCGTGGGGTTTTGAACCCGACGAGGATACTCAGAGAAGGTTCGATTCCTTCCGCCCCTATAACAAAGGAGATTTAATGTTTGCTTTCAATGAATCAGCTAACACAGGAGAAATGAGGACTTTATGGGAAACAAGGTATGGTAGACCTTTAGTCAAAGAGTTCCCTGCTTATCCTTCGGTGGAAGAAGATAGCTTACAAGAAAATAGAAGATTAGAGTTTAATAGAAGAAGACAAGAGGTGGCTAACACTGTAATAACCATAGAGTATTTAAGTATCCTAAGAACCACAGAGAAAGCTTGGTATATTAATATAAGTGAGACAGTTACTGAGTGGATGCCGAAAAGTCAGTGTGTTTTAGATGAAGATAATTTAACTATGAACATACCAATGTGGTTATTTAGTGCAAAAAAATTATCAGTAAGAGAGAGTACTAGAAGTAGTATACAAGAAGAAGATGTACCATTTTAAAATAAAGGAGAACTATATGAGATTGCCAGTATTAAAAGAAGAGATAGCATTTGAAGTAGCTCAAGTAACATGTGAAAAACCTTTCACTATTGCTACTGTGGGTGGTATTATTGAGAGAGGTAACAGAGTAATAAGAAAGAAAGGTGTAGGTATTAGTAGAGTGTCTTACCTGGACACTTTAAGTAATGTTCGTGGTGAACAGATTGCTATAGGTAGGGCTACTAAGGCTCTAATTAAAAAGTTTAATAACAAAAAGATTCACGACCCTTACATGGGATAACTATGACTAGTCCTTTTGATATAATAAAAGCCTTATATACTAAGAAAAACTTACCAGATAGTGTTGATATGAACACTATATTATTTCTGAATAAGTGGATAGGTTTTACCAAGGATATAAAATACATTAGGAAATTAGTAGAGTATACTACATATATTACACCTCAACATTACTTATGGCTACTATATATTATATTACCTAAGGATAGACCTCCTTATATACAGGCCCCGAAAAAGAAAAAGGTTGATGATAAATTCCAGAGAGTTAAAGAAGTACTAGGTTGGTCTAACTCGGAACTCATTAAGAACAAAAGAGTTGTGAGAAAACTATTAGAAAGAGGTGGCCCTAAACTCCTTAGAGAAATAGGCACAGAAAAAATAAATATAATTTAGCTATTGCGTTTTTCTTGTTTTATTGTAATATACTATAAGTGTAGGATGAAATAAACTGAAAGGATTGATATGAAAACTTCTGAAACAATTGCCTTTGAAAAATTTAGTACTTTAATTCGTGACCAGTTTGAATATGGTGGACAGAAGTACGCTTCTGCTGGTGATGAAGGTAAGGAAGCTACTGATTATTTGTTTGATGACTTCGGTAAGAACTGGCTATATGGGACCTTAGCAAAATATACTAAGAGGTATACTAACTTGGCTAGAGAACGTGACCTTCTTAAGATAGCAACTTATTGTTATATTATATGGCTTAAGAAAGGGTTTCAATATGAGGATAGTATCAATGGTGTGGTGATGAACACTAATGTTATTATGAAATTGGAGCATTTTGATAAGTTTTATAGAGAACTTAAATCTGCTATAGATTATACCTTACAAGATGAGGATAATGCTGAAATGGTTGAGCCTCCATTATATTTAGTGTATGGTATATTAAAACATCTTGCTGATTCTAAGTGGACAGAACTAGGGTCAAGCGATTTAATAGAGATGGCAGTATATTGTTTTCTTACATGGGATATGAATCATAGTGATGCAGCAGGTACAGATACTGACACATGGAACGAGAATAAATGAGTAAGGTGGTGTTCCTTGATTGGGGATACTATTCACATAGAGCTATATATAGTTGGTGCAAAACTGAGATAAACCCACAACGTAATGCACTTAATATGATGATAGGGGATTTGCGAAAGTTTCCTTTAAGTGAAGATGATACAGTCATCATAGCTGTAGATAGCCAAACAGGGAATTGGCGTAAAGACCTTGACCCTAACTACAAAGCAGACAGAAAAGCCAAACGAGAAGCTACAAATATTCCTTGGGAACAATTCTTTTTAGATATGGATGAGTTACTAATGATAATAGATGTAGCAACTCCCTTCCATCAAATACGTATAGATAAGTTAGAAGCAGATGATATAATAGCCTACGGTGTTAGGTATTACAAAGATAAAGAAGTAGTGATAGTCTCACATGATACTGACTTTGAACAGTTATATGTATACGAGAATTGTAAAGTATTCTCGCCACTATCAAAGAAATTTAAGACAGTAAAGAATCCTTATAAGTTACTAGCCAAAAAAATAAAACGTGAGGCTAGTGATAATTTAGTAACCCCATTAGTAACTGAGGAGGACTATCGAATAAGAAAAACTATAGTAAATCTAATAGAGTTACCAGAAGATGTTGATAAGAAAGTGGATGAGGAGTTAAGGAAAATTAAAAGAAAGTTTTATGATACTACCTACATACCTTATCCAGAACTAGAAGAAAGATTCGAGAGAATATACGATACATAAACCCATCACGAAAGGAAACACACATGGAAATTTTTGCAAGAACAAAAACAGGAGAAACTTTATTAGTTGGTAAGACAAAAGAAGAAGCTAAATGGCTTGATATGTCAGCAGCAGTAAAGAGTTATTTTGATAAGATTAAAAACCCTAGAGGTATGAAGGTTACTGAAATTAAAACTGAGCCACCTGCACAAGGTAAGAGAAACGAACAGATTTCTTTTATTAAGATGAGTAAAGAACAACCTACCCCTCAGAGTAGTGGTAGTGGTTATGCTAATAAAAAAACTTATGGCAAATCACCAGAAGAACAGCATCAAATTAGAAAACTTTCAGTGATGCATGACGTATCTACTATAGTTTCTAGTATGAATCTAGCAGACATTGGTAGTATTCAAGCAGTAATAGAACCATTATATAATACTATCTTGGGAGTAGTTAGTAGTGACGAAGCAACACCAGAAGCAACAGCTAATACAGAAGTTGAAACTGAGGGTGGAGTAGATTTATCTGAGTTAGCCTAATAGAAAGGATATCTAGTGATAAATCTAAACTCAAAGATTCTAGATTATTTAAGTTTGAAAATAGAAGGATTCAGCACTAAGGGCACAGTTCATCTGTGTCCTAAGTGCTTGAAAAAGTCAGCAACTGTTAATGAGTCAGCTAACTATTCTATGCACTGTGTTAATTGTAACCACATAGGTGGTATCTTCAGTGTAGTTAAGTTACTTGAACCAGATAAGAAAGATTATACTCCTAAAGAGATAAGAGATTATTTGATGACGTTATTGAAGGTACCAGATGTATACAATCCAGCCACAATAGTTAAGGTTCTTAAGTTTTATAAAGACCAAAACTTTGATTTAGTTAGGGTTGCTAGAAATGATAAGAGACCTATAGAAAAAGATTGGACCAACAAACAACACGTTGATATTAAAGAGTGGGGGCAATGGTACAATGAGAAAGATAATGTAGGCTTGAAGACAGGTGAAGCTAGCAACGTTACTATCATAGATTTTGAGAACCACAACATACCAGAAGTATTTAAAAAATACACCAACAACGTAGTGCAAAAAACTAATAAAGGTTTACATTATTTATTCCAATACGAACCAGACATCCCTAATTCTAGTGTAGAAGAACCAGATATAGGATTAGACTTTGATGTATTGGGTAATGGTAGACAGGCAGTAATCTTTCCTTCCATTATTGATGGGGTTGCGAGAGAATGGTTAGAGGATATAGACAGTTTACAGTTCGCCACTATACCAGAGATGCCAGAAGATGTCAAAGAATTTGTATTATCCAAAGTTAAACAAAAAACAAAAAAAGTAATCGAGCCTATAGCTCCAATAACAGACTTCACCGAATTTACTCAAGGTGATATTGAAGTTGGTGAGGGTGGAAGGCATGAAGTATTCATGCATCTTGGTGGTATCCTAAGAAAACAAATAGGAGCTAAGCAAATGTCCTATGTTCTAAAACTTTTCAACGCAAAAATTTGCAACCCTCCAATGACTGATTATGAAATGGATAGGGTAGTAGATTCTCTTAGTTCATATACTGAATCAGACGATTTAGAGTTAGCAGGTAGAGTTATAGAATATTTAAAGATTGCACAAGAAGCAAATATTAGTGACCTTAAAGATGCACTCGGAGAGAAGAGAGATAAGCTCACAGCTGCCGTGCATTTATTGATGAATGACGGTGTAATATATAGAAGTAATAGATTTTATAAACTGATAGAGAGAGTTGAATGGAGAACAGAATTTCTTGCTGAATGTGCAGAGATTGATTGGTCAATGCCATACTTTAATGATTGTGCTGTATTCAGAAATGGGGATATGGCTATATTAGGTGGTATGACAGGTCAAGGTAAGTCTCATGTTGCTATGAATATAATTAAACAAATACATGACCAAGGGAAGTTACCTTATTATATTACTCTTGAGTCTGGGAATAGATTCGCTACTATAGCACAGCAATTAGGTTTACCTGAAGGGTCTTTTAAATGGTCTGCTCATAGTAAACCACAGGACATAGAAATAGAAGAAAATGCTATTACTATTATTGACTGGATTATGCCAGAAAATTATGCTGAGACTGATAAACTATTTGATAAGTTTAATGGTCAGTTAGAAAAGAAGGGTGGTATTCTTATAATCTTTGTTCAGCTTAGAAGTAATGGAACCTTCTTCGCTAAAGATATGATTGAATTCTTTCCTTCATTTGTTGCACGTTTTATACAAGAAGAAGATGACTATACTAAAAGTAGTTTCTTTATTAGTAAAGTGAGGGAGCAACGTGACCATCGTAGAAGACAGACTATCCCTTGTGTATATGACCATGCAACAAAACTATTAAAGAAAGTTGAAACTATTGAAGAAGAAACTATAAGTGAAGATATCCAAGGGGATATAGAAGGGTTAACATGAGAATAGTATTTGATTTAGACGGTGTTATGAGAGACTTAGGCACAATTGTGTGCAAGAGATGGAAGACACCACGCCACACTGATTGGAACCAAAAGTTTTTAGGTAAGAATTTTGTTGAGTTAATTAATGATGATATGAGTGTCTTAGAAGAAGCACCCCCCACTCGATATCTAAAAGTGATTAAGAAACACTTTAAGCATATTGAATTGTGGTCTCATCAGTTTTCAGAATGGTATGAGTTAACTGAGAAGTGGTTGAATACCCATATAGGTGAAGGTAACTATACTATAGAATACTTATGTTCTGAAAAGAAACACAACAAACTTAAGGAAGAAAATGTTACCTTAATAGAAGACTACCCTTTCTTTCCAAACTATGATAATATTATTCTTATTGACACTCCTTATAATCAAAAGGTAAAATCTGCTTTCAGAGTAAAAACTGCTAAAGAACTTGATGCTATATTAAAACGATATAAGGAGATTTACGGATGAGAGATTACAAACTAGACAAAGAATTAATACTAATAGATTTAGAAACCTCTGGTACTAATCCTAATGAAGATAGTATCTTGCAAATAGGTGCTGTTAGGGTGCAAAGAAATGGTGAAATAGATTACAATGATGTTTTTGATGTTTATATAAAAGAGTATAAACATACATGGTCTAAAGAAGCTGAGAAAATTCATGGTATTAAGAGGGGTTTCTTGAGAGATATGGGTGTGCCACTAGAAACAGCATTAAAAGATTTCAATACCTGGGCAGGGAACTTAAAAGAAAAAGACCCAGTGAGTAAAAGCTCTATGAAGGAGCTACATAATAACGTTTATCTAGCACAGTGGGGTGCTAACTTTGATGCCCCATTTCTACAACAGGCTTACAAGTTTGCAGAGATGCAGTATCCTTTTACTTATAGAGTATTTGATGTAGCAAGTTTTGTTAGATTGTATTTCATTTCTAATGGTGGTATGGGTAATAAGATGAGCCTATTTCACTGTGCTGAGAGATTGAGTATACCAACTGAGCGTGGTAGTTTGCATAATGGGGCTTATGACGCAAAACTTTCTGCTGAAGTTTTTAAAGCTGTAGTGGAAGAGGTTCAAATTGTGGGGGTTATAGATGATGAAACTGAAAAGCTTGGAGAAGGCTTTAAAAATGAACTTAGTGAAAAATACTACAGTACTAGGGGTTGATACTGCATCACGAACAGGGTTATGCACTATTAGAACAACCGATACCACTGTAGATTTTGATTATAGTTTTGTTGACATGAACTTTAAATGTCAATATCAAAAATATAACTGGATGATTAGTATATTCAGGGATATATTTACTAAGGTTAATCCAGACTTAGTAGTGGTAGAGGACGCATACTTTAGCAGAAATATTAAGACTTACGGTATGCTCTGTAGATATGGTATGATTGCTTATGTCATGTCTCAGCTAATGGGGAAGAAAGGATTCTTTATAGCACCGACTTCAGCTAGGTCACGCTTAGGATTACCTCATAATAAGAAGAAGATTGAAGTTCATAAAGCCTTCAAAGAAAAAATAGATTTAAATATAGATGACGAGGATATTATTGATGCAGTTATTCTCGCATTAAATGGTTTGATAATTAAGGAGCCTGAAGATGTCGGAAATAAAAACAATAATAAAAACCTTAAACAAGGAAGGCTACTCACTAAAACTCGCAAACGAAATACTAAAAGAAAAAAATATTAGAACTGGAGTATTTGCTTTAGATTATCTTTTATCTGGTGGTCTTTCAGAGTGTGAAGGTGGACATAGGGTAGAAATATTTGGCCCAGAATCTTCTGGTAAAACTACCTTAACATTAAAAATTATTAAGCGATATCAAGAAGAAGGAAAGATATGTGCGTTCATTGACAGTGAAGCTAGTTATGACCAAGATTGGGGTGAACTACATGGTGTAGACAACGAGAAACTTATAGTAATTTACCCAGAATCTTTAGAAGAAATGGGTGATTTGTTTGTTAAACTTATACCAGAAGTTGACCTCATTGTTATTGATAGTATCACTGGTCTTATCCCTATGGGTGAGGCTGATAGAGATACTGCAGAAGTGCAAATGGCTTTGAGTGCTAGGGTTAACTCTTTAATTACCAGAAAAATATATCATGCTATTAAAGACCACACTACTACACTAATATTTCTAAATCAAATGAGAGAAAAAGTAGGGGTAATGTATGGTAATCCAGAAACAACCTCAGGTGGGAGAGCATTGAAACATTTGTATAGCACTAGGATTCAATTGAGACCTGGCAAGCCTATAGATATAAATAAAGAACGTGTAGGTATGGAGATTAATATCAAGTGTGTGAAGAATAAAAAGGGGAAACCTTTTAGAAAAACAGCCTATGACTTCTACTTTAATGGACGTATTGATAACAATAAAAGTCTGCTTTATGCAGGGGTTAAGTACGGTGTTATAGGTAGGAGTGGTGCGTATTATTCTTTTGGAGAAATAAAAGAACAAGGGCAAGAAAAATTTGTAGCTGCATTAACCGAAGAAACATGGAAAGAAATAGAGGAAGAAATATGGAAGAAGATACCGTAAGCATTGGTACTAGAGATGAGGTAGTAAGTAATGTGGTAAACAGTAATAGTTTATCACTTGGAGTTGAGTCATTATGCTCAACATACTTCACCGAAGTTATGGAATGTCAAGCACGTTTAAAAAATAATAGTTTGCTTAGTTCCCCAGACTGTAGAGAAGTATTATCTATGATAACTGGTTTGTATATGTCTCTAAAAATAATGCAAGCTAGTGCTATATCAGAGATTAATACTATAGAATTAAATGTTATTGATGGAATAAGACAAAACTGTTTAGCAAACGGTACTAGATTCTATAACAGTGAGGCTGAAAAGCAAGCACAAAAGGCATCACTAATATATAAAAATTTTAATGTTACCCTTACTGCTTATATAGAGGCATGTGAAGAAGCTAAGACTTCATGTCAAAGTTTGTTAAGGTCATTAGATGAAGAATTAAGGAGTACGTGAATGCGACTACAGAATATTCATAATAAAGGTAAAGAGATATACTTATTTACTAGAGACCTTAATGGTAAGAGGGTTCTAACTAAAGACAATACTTTCTATCCTTTTTATTTTGAGCAAGACAAAGATGGTAGATATATAAGTTATGATGAGAAACCTCTTAAAAAAATAGTTTGCTATAACCCTAATGAGATAGCAAAGAACCGTAGTGATTATAGTTATGGTAGTGATATAGCTTATCCTACAAATTATATCATACATAACATAGATAAATTTGAAGATTCACCTTATAGATATTGTTTCTATGATATTGAAATCCTAGCCAGAGAATTACCAGACGTTGACGACCCTCAGTTTCCAGTGTCTGCTATAACAGTATATGATTCCTTTGATAAGGAGTATACTACTTGGTCTATGTTAGATGTACCAGGTAGCGAAAAGGTAAAAGAAAAACATGTAGTGTCTAGCTTTGTTAAGTATCTAAGAGAGAAAGAACCAGACCTCCTATTAGGTTGGAATGGTATTGACTTTGATTACAGATACTTACATCATAGAATAAATAAGTTTGCCTCTCTTATCAGTCCTATAGGGCAGGTTCGCTCAAGCAGAGATTATGATGAAGAAAAAAAACCTTACTTCTTTCCTGCAGGTTTGAGTATATGTGATTACTTACAAATGTTTAAGAAAGTTTATATGCGTGAAAAATCTTATGCGTTAGACTATGTAGCACAGAAACATTTAGATGACAAGGAGTGGGGCAAAACTAAGTTCGGTGAAATTAATGCTAGGGTTGTGGCTAAGAACCGTAATGACGTAGTGAGAATGGTTAAGCTAGAAGAGAAGTATGGTATACTAGATTACTTTAATCAAATTCGCATTTATAGTAAGTGTCAATGGGAAGAACTATTATTCAACTCTAAGATTATTGATTCATTAATACTAGCTGAAGCTAAGCGAAGAAAGGTTGTACTACCTAAGAAACAAAGAGACTTAGAGAAAGAAGAATTGATAGGAGCCTATCGCAGAGCAGAGCCTGGTCTATATAATGATTTACAAAAGGCTGACTTAGGTAGTGCTTATCCAAATGCTTTAATTAATTTTTGTTTAGACCCAAGTAATATTTCTCATGACGAAGGTTTAGAAATTGGTAATGTTAGATTCAAACAAAATGAGGGAGCTATATTACCTTATTTAGCAAAACGCCTCATAGCAATGAAGAATGAATTGAAAACAGAACTTAAGACTTTAGACCCACACAGTAATGAGTATAGGGATTTAATGACTAAGTATAATGCTATCAAGGGTTTAGTTAATTCATTATATGGTGTTACGGCTCTAAGAAACTTTCGACTTTATGATAATAGGGTAGCCAGTACTATAACTTTTTTAGTGCGTGATTTATTAAAATATGTAGAGGAAAGATTCCCTCATGCAGTACGGTACATTGATACAGATTCTTTTATGTATGAATCAAACATCAATAGAACTGATGAACTAAATCAATTAGTACAGCAGTGGGCACTTGATAAGTATGAGAAATATAATATCAATATTGATTTTGAAAGTGAGGGGAAGTTTACTGCTATATTAATTTTAGCAAAGACACATTATTATGGATACGTACAAGAGGGAGACGTTACTAAAACAGAAATAAAAGGTGTTGAAGTTAAAAGAAGTAGTAGTTCTAGGTTTGAAGCTAAGTTTCAAGAAGAACTTATAAAGAGAATACTTAAAGGTGAAACGAAAGACACACTAAAGAAATGGATAGCTGAAGAGAAAGCAAGAATAAAAACACTACCTATCACAGAGGTAGGGTTTCCTTTTAAACTAACTAATAAAGTATATAAAAATACCCCCATCTTCATACGAGCACATAAGAATACTAATAGATTTAAGAAGTTTACATTAGATGTCGGTGAGATAGGTTACTATATTTACATTAACCCAATGGGAAAGGATGGCAAAGGTAAAACAATTAATGTGCTAGCATTTGCAGAGGATGACGATGATATTGTGAATGGTAGAGTTAATTGGAAAGAAGTCATGCGAAGAAACATTGTTAGTAAATATGAAAAGATTTTTAATGCTTTGGGTTGGTCCCTTAGTGATATGACTTATAACGTTTTAGTGTAAAGGAGATTGCATGTGTGAAAAGAATTCAATAGTTAAAAGAGCTTTGGATAAGATGTGGGAATTGAGAGAGAAGAGAGAACATTTATGTTGGTCTACCCTTGGTGAAATACTTAAGGCTATGGAAGAACCTAAAGATGAGTGGGTTGTAAGACACGAAGATACCCCAGAAGAAGAGTATCTTTATCTTGAAGACTTTGAAGACACCAATGATTATGAAGACTCAGATATAGATGCAGAACCAGATGCTGATATGTTTTCAGATACTTTTTATTCTGAAGATGAAGCAAGTTTACAAGATGATAAAGATAAGTTACAATTGATTATTGATGAGGTAAAAAGATTAAAAGATTTAGGGCATCAAGAATGGTACATATATAAAATTATGAATGAAACATTAAGAAACTTTGGGATAGAGTTATGATAAATAAAACACAATATAAACAAATAGAAAGAGTAATAAAGAAAGCAGCTAAAGATATAGTAAAGATATTGAAACAAGAGAAGCAAAAAGATTTAGAATTCGGGGAGGGAAAGCAAAATGCTAACAGCAAAAGATTTATCAACAGAGATTAAAGATTTAGAAAGAGTTTGTTTAACGTTAATTCAAGACCCAGTTAGAATGGCTGAGTTAAAAGCTAATATTCTCAGTTTGAAGTTGTTGCTAGGTATAAGAACAAATCAAACTATAATGATGAAAGCTCAAGGAATAGAGTTTAGAAAACCTGTGAGGAGAGATGGCAAAGAAAATAAGCAACAAGAAGAAGGGTGATAGATATGAGAAAAAAGTTCAGAAAACTATAGCCTCTGGTGCGTTATGGTTTGCACCAACTGACCTCAATTATGAAGGCAAAGCTATAGAAGTTAAATATACTGATAAGCTTGGCTTCAGAGTTTCTACTCAGTTATTAGAGAAGCTCTGGGACCAAGCATTATCAATTAACAAAGAACCTTTTTTAGTGATAGGTATACGTAGGAATGAAAGACAGGTATTTAGATTAGACTGTCACGTATCGTTAGAAAACAAATAGGAGAAACCTTACTTATGAATGTATTAATTTTTGACATTGAGACAGCTCCTGCAGCATCATATATATGGAGTTTATGGACAGAACCAAGAAGTACTAACATGATGATTAGTGATTGGTATATGTTGTGTTGGGGAGCTAAATGGTTGGGGAGCAAAGACGTTATGTCTAGTGCTTTACCAGATGCTAAGCAATTCTACTCTGCACATCCAGAGAATGATTCTAAAATATTACAAGAGTTGTGGAAACTATTAGATAAAGCAGATGTAGTTGTAACCCACAATGGTGTTAAGTTTGATATTAGAAAAGTTAACGCTCGTTTTATTATTAATGGTATGAGTCCACCTTCACCTTATGCAGTAGTTGATACCTTGAAAGTTGCAAGGGCAAGATTCGGTTTTCTATCTAACAAATTAGATGACTTAGGAAAATTTCTTAAGTTAGGAAAGAAGAAAGATACTGGTGGGTTTCAGTTGTG